TAGCCGATATCGAGGATGAGCTATGAAAAGATGGGCGTAGAGCCGACGTGAAAATTAGTAGGTGGTAGAGAAATGGATAAAGTGCATTTTAGCACAGGAAAAGACGATTGGGAGACACCTCAATGGCTGTTTAACCAGCTTGATGACGAGTTTCATTTTACGCTTGACCCGTGTTGCACAGCTGAAAACGCAAAGTGCCGCAAGTATTATACAAAAGCAGAAAACGGGCTTGAGCAGGACTGGAAAGGGGAAACGGTTTTCTGTAACCCGCCATACTCTCGAGGGAAAAAAGGTGCACCGGGACAAGAGGCGTGGATTAAAAAATGCTTTGAGGAATCGAAAAAAGCGGGTACAACTTGCGTTATGCTGCTTCCAGCGCGTACGGACACGAAGGCATTTCACACATACATATATGGATATGCCGAAATCAGATTTATTCGCGGGAGATTAAAGTTTGGCGGAAGCACAAATAGTGCGCCGTTTCCAAGTATGATTGTGGTTTTTAAAGGGAAGGACTGTAATGGACGATTTGATAAGCCGAAAGGCGCTGCTGGAAAAAGCATGGGAAGCAGATACACAGTGCGGATATGTGCAAGTGGTAGATGTCGGAGACATAGAGGACGCTCCCGCCGTTGACGCTGTTCCTATGCGGCGTGGGAAGTGGATTTTTAACGACGATTGGTGGGAGTTTAGATGCTCTGTATGTCAAGGTGCTATCGGAAACATCAAAAAGTATAAATTCTGCCCGCACTGCGGGGCGAAGATGGATGGAGGGAATGACAATGACTGACTTAAAGCCGTGTCCGTTTTGTGGGGGAAAAGTCGAGATAGACATGCTTGATTCTGAAAACAGCCGAAACGTGAAGATTTACAGCGCAGTACATTGCCCTGAATGTCACGAGTGGTTTTTTAAGGGGTTGAGCAGGGGAAAAATCATTGAACGCTGGAACCGCCGCGCCCAGCCGGCGAACAAGCCGCTGACGTGTGATGCTGTGCCTGTGGTGCGTGGGGAGTGGTTAAATATCCCAAATCGATATGTTTGCGTAGCGGGAGACAGGCCGTACCGCGGAAACGCTACAAGTTGTTCTGTGTGTCACGATATAAACCCAAACGCATTTAAAACAAACTTTTGCCCCAACTGCGGAGCTAAGATGGACGGAGGGAATGACAATGACTGACAGAGAGGCGATTGCTCGGTTTGAGCCGTATATCGGGAACGAGTGTTACCGGAAAGAGTTTCAAGAAGCCTGTGCGCATGCAATCTCCGCCATCAAAGAGCGTGAGGAACGGAGCAAGGGGTGTGAGTTTTGTGGAGCAAAACTGTATTTCAAGACTACGCAATATGCAAGACCCTTGCTTGCACCTCTGACGGAAGTACAGGCGTTGAGGGACAAATTGTTAGACCTAACAGGCGAAGTGTATGTTGAAATTGACGCTGGTTTCTGCCCCATGTGCGGCCAGCGCCGGGAGGGTTCACAATGAAAATTTTAGTAGCCTGCGAAGAATCGCAGGCGGTAACAATCGAAATGCGCAGGCTAGGACATGAGGCATACAGTTGCGACATTGAACCATGCAGCGGCGGGCACCCTGAGTGGCATTTGCAGGTGGACGCCCTGGAACTTTTGAAAATGAAATGGGATATGATTCTTGCGTTTCCTCCTTGTACCCATTTGGCTGTGAGTGGTGCAAGGTATTTTGAGCAAAAGCGCAAAGACGGACGGCAGCAAGCGGCGATTGATTTTTTTATGCGGTTTGCAAACGCAGATTGCCCAAAAATAGCGATAGAAAATCCAGTTGGGATTATGTCAAGCGTGTGGAGAAAGCCGGATCAGATTATCCAGCCGTGGCAGTTTGGGCACGGGGAAACAAAAAAGACGTGCTTGTGGCTTAAAGGGATTCCATTGCTTGTCCCAACAAACATCGTTGATGGGAGAGAGCAGAGGATATGGAAAATGCCGCCGAGCGAAGACAGAGCAAAAAACCGGGCAAAGACATTCCCTGGAATAGCCCGTGCTATGGCAGAGCAATGGGCCGGAGACATACGGGAGGATTGACATGGAGAGATATACATACTTTGACGGTGGAAAATGGCGGCTTAAAATTGGCGATACAGAATACAGTGGAGACTGGGTTGAACGCCTCGCCGCCTACGAGGAAACCGGGCTGGAGCCGGAGGAGCTGGCGCAGGCGCAGGCGAAGAAAAAGGGGCGGCTTGTGGTGCTGCCGTGCGATGTGGGGGATAAATTATACGATGTTACGCTCGGAGAAGTAAGAGAGAAAATCGTGATATCCCTGTCGATGCTTCTGTCTAAAAGTGTGAATCATTTAGTGATACACGCTGAAAACTTTCGGAATGCGGTTACATCATACGAATTACAGGACATCGGCAAAACCGTATTTCTGACCCGCGAAGCCGCCGAGGCCGCGCTGAAGGAAAGGGAGGCAGAGCATGACAGATAAAGAGCTTGTAGAGCGGTTGCGATTAAATGCTAATTGCATGATGGACGAATGGGAACCAACTCTATGTAAGCGTTCAGAGTTTATAACAGCAGCGGACCGCATTGAACAATTGCACGCCGAATTAACCAACGAAAGAATCGACAACACGAATCTCATAGGCGAACTTGCCACGGTGACCGCAGAGCGCGACCGATACAAGGCGGTGCACGAGAACCCGCAGCCTCTGACGCTAGAGGAAGTAAAGGAACATATAACAAAAGGACATCCAAATGATATTAAACCATTGTATGTGGATTTTAAACCTACAATTCCAATTGATTACGCTTCACGATGGAGGGATGCATATAATTTGTCTCGGTTAATTGCGGGGAGAGGCGATGAATACGGAAAAACATGGATTGCTTACCGCTCAAAGCCGAAAAGGAGTGAGTAATTATGAAGTGTGAAAACTGTACTAAGTATGATGATTGCCGGACAGGCTCTGGCTTGACATGGCCGTGCGGGGCGTATGTGCCGAAAAATATTGAAAGATGCGGCATTTTAAAGCGTGTGGAAACGTACACGGACACACGGACTTGCACCAGCTGCCCGCTTGATGGGAATTGCGAATTTGTGAAGTGTAAAAAAAAGGAGATTTGAGATTATGACGAACGTTGTACTTGTAAGGCATGAAGCCGACTATGGATTCGGTAATTATCTTTTTGAAACGCCTGTTGACTTGAAAAAAGGGCAGCGCGTGCGTGTGAAAACGCGCAGGGGCGAATCGGATGCTATTGTCATGCATGACAGCGCCAAAGTTGACGAAAATGCGCTTGCCATGATGGTGACTGCCTGTCATGCGAGCCTGCCGCTTGCGCCTGTGATTGGCGTGTATTCGTTCATTCCGGTGGGCAGAGGCGTAAAAAATGTGTGAGGGGGAAAACCAGTGAAAGAAGTATTTGAAAAGGCAATCCTTACATACGGCCAGACCGCGCAAGAGGATGTAGCCATCGAAGAAATGAGCGAACTCATCAAGGCGATTTGTAAAATGCGGAGGGCAGGCGTGAACGAAAAGCCAGCGGCAACGGATGCCATCGTTGACGAGATCGCGGACGTGTCTATTATGATGGAGCAACTCTGCATGATGTACGAGTGCTTTGACGCTGTGGAAAACCGCAGGCAATACAAGGTGCGCAGGCTAGCAAACAGGCTCAAGGAGGCCCCGGCATGCTCGAAATAATCATAGCTTTCGTAAAGGCTGTGGGAATTGTATTGATGCTGTCCTGCCCTGTTGTTGTGTGGGCGTGTCTGGTGGTTGGTGGACGATATGATGACAAAAACGGGAAAATGTGAGATTTGCGGTACAGAGTTCGTATACGCTCCAAATCGCAGATACTGCAATGCGTGCGCGCATAAGCGGAGCGTTGCGAGTACGAAAGCGGCGTTGAAGCGGAGAAATGAGCGCCTAAAGCAAGAAGTATCTAAGCCGCAAGAGCAACCGGGCGGATGGCATGTCGTCAAATGCACAGGCTGCTATTATTACAGGCCGCTGCGGCAAGGCGGGCGCGGAGCTATGAACGCGTGCCACTACCTGATTGACACGGATGTCCCGCGCGGTATACATCTACACGAATGCTATAAACGGTCCGGTACGCCATACAGGCCGGGGAAGAAAGTATGATTCGGGAGGTGTTGGGGTGTACGATCTGCCGCATGGAATCGTGCGCGCGTGCGCGGGAGTTGTTGAGGCGCTGGATGTGCTGCCAGACCGATATAAGCAAGCTGTGGCGCGTGCGGAGGAAAGCGTCGGGCAAAGCTTTGATAAAGATGCTGTCGCAGCGCGCAGGG